AGCTGCTAACTTTTAAAGATGCATGAAGGCGAGGCGCACCAGTATGCACTTGACGTAATACAAGGCAAACAGGTTGCAAGCAAGTACACGCTAAAAGCTTGCCAACGTTATCTGAAAGACTTAGATACAGCAGAGGAACGCGGCCTTGAGTTTAGACCAAAGACCGCACAGGCTTACATTACATTTTTTAAAAAGGCGATCCGTCACACTGTTGGCGAATGGGACGGCCAACCATTCGACCCGCTTCCATGGCAACAGTTTATCTTGTGGAATCTTTACGGATGGTTCCGTGAGGATGGTACTAGAAGATTTAACTATGCATATATAACGGTTGCAAGAAAAAATGGTAAGACAACTCTTATGGCAGGCTGTGCGCTTGCTGCTCTTTTCTTTGATCAGGAGAAAGCCGCTGAAGTTTATTTTGCAGCGACTAAAAAGGATCAAGCTAAAATCGGATTCGACGAAGCGCAAAGGATGGTTCAGGTTTCGCCGCCGCTCCGAAAACATCTCAAAGCCGGAAAGCACGATATTAAAGCGCCGACGCTTTCGGCGAGATGCACGTACTTAAGTGCTGATCGGGATACACTCGACGGACTCAACATACACTTTGCAGGGATTGACGAATACCACGCGCACCAAACGGACGGAGTGGCTAACGTGCTGCGTTCAGGAATGCAGGCGCGGCGTAACCCTATGCACTTGACAATTACCACGGCGGGCTTTAACCGCGAATCACCATGCTACCAATTGCAAAAGACGTGCAAGGAAATACTGGATGAGGTGAAACACGATGACGCGCAGTTTGCAATTATCTACGAGCTAGACGATGACGATGACTGGACGGACAATACAACTTGGGAAAAAGCAAACCCGTCACTAGGCACAGCTTTGCGCCCGCAGTTATTAGATAGCCAACTGCAACAAGCTATTAACGTCGGCGGATCGCGTGAGGTAGAATTTAAAACGAAGCACCTGAACAAATGGGTGACTGCTTCCAAGACTTGGATACAAGATGAAGTGTGGATGGATAACAAACGCGAAGCAGATCTAAAAGGCTTGCGCTGTTATGGTGGGCTTGACCTTGCCAGCGTTTCAGATATGACGGCGTTAGTTATGGTGTATCCTGACGAGGGCGGCTATCATGTTCGCGGACATTACTGGCTTCCTGAAGATACAGTGCACGCAGTACTTGACCGCGATCCCGGTCACATTTATCGCACCTTTATTGATTTGCCTAACGTCCATTTAACCGATGGCAATGTAACAGACTACGCAAGTATCAGGCGCAAAGTCAGCGGTGTAATGAATAGACCTGAAGGCCAAGTAATAGACGAGAACAATTTAATGCAGACTTACAACGTTTCTAAGATTGCTTTCGACAGATACAACAGCACGCAAATCGCCATCGACTTAGTAGATGACGGCGTGCCTTTAACGCCATTCGGTCAAGGCTTTGTATCTATGAGCAGCCCCACAAAACAAGTGGAGGTGTTGACACGAACGGGAAAGATATGGCATGACGGTGACCCGGTCATGCGCTGGGCATTGGGCAACGTAGAACTAAAGACAGACCCAGCGGGCAACATAAAAGCGGACAAACAAAAGAGCAGCGGCAAGATTGACCCAATCGTTGCAATGATTATGGGAATAGGTGAACACATGAAAACACCTAACGAGGATGACGGCTTTTTTGAAATTATCAACCTTTCGTAACTTGCGCACAATGGCAAATTTGTTCCAACGTATTTTTAAGCGCAGCGGCGTGCAGGTAGCGTACACAGGTTATCCGTCTTTCGCTTCGCACTTGCGCGGTATATCCACTAAAAGCGGCGCATATATTGACACTGAAACAGCGTTAGGTTTAACTACTGTTTACGCCTGTGTCAGTCGCATAGCGTCAACTATTGCCCAGTTGCATTTGGATATAATGACGCGCAATGAAGATGGGGTAATTAAAGCCACGGGCCACGTAGCGCAAGACCTTATCAGCCAAGAACCGGAAGCGGGTTATACAGCCTTTGACTTTTGGGAAACTTATATTAGCAACGTCCTAATCTACGGCAAGGCTTACGCTATAATTAAGCGCCTGCCTAATGGTGACCCGTACGAGCTTTGTCTTGTCAACCCTAAGAGCGTAAAGCAAAAGATGGTTGATAATGATTTAGTCTATGACATTAAAGACCATGGTATTTACTTCCATGCAGATATGTTAATCACTTGCAACCTGTACGGGCAAAGTCCGATAGAGTTGCACCGTGAGATGTTAGGACTAGCCAAGGCAGCGCAAGACTTTGCCTCTGAGTTCTTTGGTAGCAGCGGAAACATGACGGGCATATTGTCAAGCAACGAGCCGCTAAAGAAAGAGCAGATTGATATTATCAAAGACAGCTGGAATAATAGCGGTGATCAGCTAGGCACTAAGTTGCTGCCGTTTGGATTCAGTTACAACCGTATTGCAGTAGATCCGGAAAACGCAAGTTTGACAGAGCAGCGCGATTTCTTGAACCAAGAGATTTGCAGAATCTTTGGCGTTCCCCCTTCCATGGTAGGCGTTCAGTCAAATGTAACTTACAGCAACACGGAGCAGCAAGCCATCCAGTTTGCGAAGTATACCATTGTTCCATGGACGCGAAGGCTAGAGCAAGAAATGAATTGCAAGCTTTTAGCACCGGACGAACGGCCTACGCACTTTACTAGGTTTGATTTAAGCGACCTATTGCGAGGCGATAGCGTAAGCCGTGCCCAGTACTATGACACTTTGATAAAAGCGGGCGTTATTAGTATTAATGAAGCGAGAGCCGCAGAAGATTTAAACGAAGTGGATGGCGGATCTGTTCACACGGTTCAGGTCAATCAGATTGCTTTGGATCGTTTAGAAAAGTACAGCGATAAAGTTAGCAGCGATGGCGTTTGATAAATACCCTGATTCAATGACGAACAACGCCAAGCGCGGGTTACGTCTGAATGAAGAAGTAGGCGGCAAATGCGCCACGGCAGTAGGTAAAGAAACCGCACGAATTTTATCAAATAAAGAAAGTCTAAGCGATTCGCGAGTAAAACGAATGTTTAGCTTTCTGAGCCGCGCACGAACATATTACAACCCTGAAGACACGGAGGCTTGTGGCACTATTAGTTATCTACTATGGGGCGGCGATACTGCACTAAATTGGAGCGAATCAAAAGTTAAAGCAATGAAAGACGATGAAGATAAGCGCAGCGAAGAACTGCGCAAGCAATACGGCGAGAACGTAGAACTGCGAACGAGCGAAGTACGAGCCGCGGGAGATGACTCACTAGTGATTGAGGGCTATGCAGCCAACTTTGAACAGGTTACAGATCTAGGATACTTCAAAGAACAGATTGCACGCGGCGCTTTCGATGAGGTTATGGAAGATGACGTAAGGTTATTACTCAACCATGACGGCGCACCTATGGCACGAACTAAGAACGGCACGCTGGAGTTAAGCGTTGACGAGAGCGGCTTAAAGTATCGCGCGGCATTGGCCGACACGCAAGACGGGCGCGACCTTTACAAACTCATTAAGCGCGGCGATATATCACAGAGTTCTTTTGCGTTTACTATACAGGATCAGGAGTGGAACGAATCGCGCACCATGCGCACGGTTACGAAGATGGCCCGCTTGTTAGACGTTAGCCCTGTAACGTATCCAGCGTATCCAACTACCACAGTGGCTGCTAGAAATATGGCAGAGGTAAAGCCTGAGCCAGTAGAAGAAATTGAAACGAAATCCGAGGTAAGAAACGAAAAGAAGGAAGTCCTTACCTTTGTAACAATGGCGGACAATCCCGCGAAAATTTTAAAGACTATGAATTTTAGAAACTCAAACGATGCGGCCCGCTATATCAGCCAATTAGAAGCGAAGCTAGGCAACATCACTGACCTTGCAGAAACCGAGGAAAGGGCGCTTACTTCTGAAGAATTGGAAGAAACGCAGGACATTCACACTAAGCTTGAATCTGCTGAACAGCAGCGCGATTCTTTGAGTAAGAACGAAGCACGCCTAAAGCGTCTTGCCGTTTCTGCTGATGCAGTTGTACGAAGTGATAAGGAAGTAATTAAAGCA